CACGCACTTTGTTTGCGTCTACGATTGGTGGTGTGGTCAGCGGTGTAGTCTCTGCCAAAACAACGAAGGTTCCGACAATTAAGGAGCGTGGTGAAATTATTGGCGAAGAGCTTACTCGTCGCAACATTACCACAGCAAGTCCGTCTGCACCGCTGACACCGACTGAAGAGAACATTGCCAATGCAATGACACGTGACTTTGAAACTGTGCATTCGCAGTATGTCAAAGCCTATGGTAAATCTCTGCTTAACCAAATCGATCCTGCAACGGCTGTAACAGACAGTAAAGTGCAGGAAGCCTACAGCAAAACTGCTGTGAAGATGGCTTTACAGTTGATGAAGGACAACCCTGAGCAGTTTGGTTTCAATCCTGCAAAGGAACTTGTCAGCGATGCTATCAACCGGACATTATCACAGGTAGACAAAATTGATGATACAGCATTAGAAGCTGCAATTAACAAGGCTGGATTGCGTCCAGATCAGTTTGCTGCAATGACAAAGACGACTGCGTCTGAAGCTGGTCAAATTTTGCAAGCCTATTCTGTCGCTGCGAAGGCTCTTAAGCGTCTGCGTGAAATCGATCCCGGTTTTAACAAGCAGATGGAAGAGCTTTATGGCGTTGACAACGATCAAGTTGGTGCGCTGTCAAAGATTGGTCAAGGCATTCAGCGTGTTGAACGTGAATCTAAAGCCATCATCACTTCCGGTATCGACACGCTGGCACGTAACATTGCTGGTAACACCATCGGCGTCATCATGAAGACAGGTGTGCAGATGCTTGAAGGCATTCGCTACAGCGTCGGTACTGCGCTCAGTGCCGCTGACGGTGAGAAGCTGACGGTGCTGCAGAAGACAATGGGAGATGCCTTCAAAGATTCTCTAGGCATGTTCTATTACATGAAAAAGAATGGATTGGCAGAAGACGTCACTGAGAAGGTGTTGGCTAACAATCCTTCGCTGCTCAGTCGCATCTCTAGCGCTACACAAGACACAGACTTAAATGATGTTAGCAAACTTGCACGTTGGTCACAAACTCTTAACAGCGCAATGGACGGCATGTATCGTCGTGCATCGTTTTCTGCATCGTTGGAACGAGAACTTCGTCGTGTTGGTGTCGATCTGTACAAAGATGTTCTAGCAAAGAATAAAGAGATTCCAACGTCTATTCTGAAGAAAGCATTGGACGAATCATTCAAAGACACATTCTCATACACACCTCAGATGTATGCGAAGTCGTTCTCATCGTTTGAAGATACTTTCGAAAAGGTGGGAGCACAGTTTGTTCGTGTTGCTGAAGCACCCGGTATGTCGTTGGCAATTCCGTTCCCACGCTTTGTAACCAACGCCATTGCTTTCCAATACAAATACAGCCCGTTGGGTTTTATTGGCGCAACAGAATATGTTACTCAAGCGGCTAAGCTACGTGCTGCTGGTCAGCTTGATAAGGCTGAAATGGTGGCACGTGAAGGGGCTACAAAGGCTGTTCAAGCCACTGTTGGACTCGGCATGCTTGCTGCAGCCTATGACTATCGCAAGAACAATCCTGATCTGAACTGGAATGAAGTGAAGGTAGGTGGTGGAATTGTTGATATAAAGGCAATTTTTCCGATAGCACCATATCTCGGATTGGCTGATTGGCTTGCACGTGACGTAGAGGGTGGCACTGGCAGTGCTCCAAAGAAAGACATTGTCGAGTCTATTCTCGGTTTCAAAGTTCCTGCTGGCACTCAGCATACTCTGTTGCAAACAGCACAAGAAGTGTTTGATAGCGATGAAAAGGGTGCGAAGTTCCTTGAAGGGCTCGGCAAAACTGCTGGCGACTTCATGGGTCGCTTTACTCAGCCGTTTGTTACAAAGCAAATCTTCGACTTGTTCGACCTGATTCGTGGTGATGAAGCTGTGATGGCGCGTGATCCGAATGTTCTCACCGCTGAAACTGGTGCTGGTCGTGCTGCAGAAGCTGCTGTACAGCGTGTGCAGGCTAAGCTGCCTGTTGTCAAAGAAGAGTTGGCACCAGCTATTGTCAGGTTTAAGGAACAAGAGACACCGTCAAAGGAAGGTGAGTTCTTCAATCGACTCGTTGGCTTTAGAACAACGACAAGCCGAAGCAATGCTGAAGAAGAAATTATCAGGCACAGCACAGACTTGTACAAAGTGTATGGACGTCCTAGTGGTGACAAAGAATTTGATCGCATGTACATCCAGAACACCAACAAGTATGCACTCGACTTTGTTGATGAAGCTATTCGTCGTCCTGACTATAAAGCTGGAACAAGCGAAGAAAAGAAAATGATGATTGACAACGCCATCAAGAAGGCTGTTGAAATCTCTAAGGATAGGACAGAAGGAACCTTTCAAGAGAAGTTTCCTGACAAAATTGATCGCATTCGTTATCTGCGTTTACCAAGCGAAGAGAAGAAGATTGTTAACCAGCGTTACGCACGTGATCATGGTGGCAGGACAATGGAGGAAGACAAAGCCTATAACTTGCTTCCAAACTACAGCGACTTTGGAAATACTAAATACGCCAAAGGCGGCATGGTACAACAGATGACTAGCTTGTTCGGGAAACACTCATGGGCTTGATCAACAAACTCACCAGCAAAGTAGCCAGCAAAGCTCTGACAAAGGCTGCACCGAAGGTGGTGCTGTCGCTGTCAGAGCAGATGGCAGAGGAAGCTGCACCGGCAGCACCAGTTAAGAAGGCTCTGGTAGCCCCTAAAAAGGCTTCTAAGGCTGTGAAAGCAGCAGAGCCTAGTCCACCTACGTCAACGCTTGCTGACGAGCCTGTAGAGGCTGCTGCCGATGAGCCTGTTGTGCTGTCGTTGTCTGAGCGCATGGCTAAGGAAAGCAATGTTGCTGCACAGACTGATGAGATGTTGGCAGCGCCAGAGTCTAAATACAACTTCCCCAACAAAGCTTTCAGCGACGAAGACTACGCTGCTGCTGAAGCCTATTTGAAAGACAACAGCACTGCTAACGTCTTCAACGCGAAGAAGCTTGACGAAGAAGCCTTTGCTAATGAGCTTCAAAGCACAGCAGCATGGCTCAAGGGCATTCCCTACAAAGAACAGCCTCCGTTGCCGTATAAGCCGAAGGACTATGTTCCGTCTGAAGAGGTTGGTGCTGACTTCAAAGCAAAGCCGATGGTGGACGTTGAAGATGTTCCTGAGCCTCAGGTTGCCTCTGAGTTTCTTAGTGGCGACTTAAAGAGCTTCATCAAGACAAAGCAGCGCAACGCTGTTCTTGAAGACATTCGCAAATATCGGGAATACAACTATTCGCGTATTAAACGCATGCCAGATACTGAGAACTTTGACGATGTTGTCATTGGTGTTGCTCAAGGAGACTTCAGAGGTAAGTATGGCAGGGAAGCCGATCTAAGCACTCGCAAAGATAAGCGATTGCTTATGAAGACGTTGCAGGCAAAGCAAGAGGAACTAGACAGCCTTCGTAGGAAGCATGCTAATGTTCCTGCCAAGGTGCTATATCACGGCAACGTAAAGTCGAACATTGAGGCAATCAAAGAATCTGGCTTTGCTAGACCTTCGACGTTTACAAGTCAGCACGATGAGCTTAATGTTGGTGCTCCGTCGTTGACAAGTGATGTCAATCTAAACTTCACCAGCACCAGATTCGGTGGCAAAAACCCTGAAAAGTTTGTCTCATATGAGATGCCATATGCTGACTACGTGTTCTCACGTGTCAACATGTCAACAGATCAATATGCGAATAAAGACCTCAACACCATTGCCAGATCAATCACTGGTGTTCCCGGTAGGGCTCGTCCGTTAAATCTTCCGAGAGCAGACATGTATGAAACAGAGTCTGCGATGCCAGAGATGGACAAGATGCGTAGGCGCTCTGATGTTCAGACGCAGATGGAAATTGCTGAGAAGATTCCTCAGTATGAGAAATATAGGGAGCGTCAGAAACAAGCTGGAGAAAATATTAACAAGATTGTCTCTGACACTAAAGGCACTACCATGACTCAGAAGCAAGCGTTAGACACCTATCGCAACGCTAAAGAATATCTGTACGCCATCTCCAACATAGGCAAGCTTACGACAGCGAAGACGGGTATGGGTCACAGCTATGGTAGTGCCATTGCTCAGTTGGAGTTTAAGGCACCAGTGTTTAAGCGGGCAGCAGATGTGTTGCGACAGAACAACGCTACAGAAAAAGCTGACAATCTGCAGCAGCTATACAATCTTGTCAACGTAAGCGACACCGATACGAAGGCTGCTGGCAAGGTCGTTGCTCTCACCGACAAATTTAACAAAGGCGGCTTAGTAAGCCGCAAATAACTATCGCGGCTTATTCTGCTGAATGCGATAGATGTTGTCGAAGTAGGCGCAATTGAAACCACGCTGCCACTCCTTCCCTTTCAAGCTGTCGATGTTGTACTTGCTGGCAATCCAGCCGCGAGAGAAAGCGTAGTAGCCTTCTTGAAACGCGAACATCGACTCTTTCGAGATGAAGTGGTCTTTGTCGAAATATGATTTCATATCATTTCCCTCAACTGTGAAATTGGAAGGTTGTAACAGTCTGCTTTGATAACGTATTTGTTATCAGTATCCAATTGACCTTTCTTCATAAACACAGCGTCTTTGAAGAATCGATCTTTGTCGATTACACCACACCACCATGCTGTAGTCAAATCTTTTTTGACACGTACAAACGCATAGACATCACAGTCTTGAGTGGTGTTGAAGTTGGCAACGCTGTTGCTGTAGTGCGGCAGGGGTGGTACAGACGTTGACTTTGATTTGACGTCTATCCTTATCCCATTGGCAATGATGTCATAGTCAAATGTGTTTACATGAATAGCATTGAATGACTGCTTCTTAAGCACATACATTGCCACTTCCTCACCAATAAAGCCAACGAGATTGCCCATTCCATTTGTGATGCTGTTCTTGAGCGTTCCCATTTCCTTTACTTTTTTTCTGGCTCTATTCACCATTACATTCGTTATATTAACTTCAATCGTCATTGAGTTTGGCTCGTTCAAAGAACTCACCGAGATAGATGGTGAAGAACGGAATCTTAATAAGAAGTCCTACATAGCACAACAATATTGTTTCTTCGTCGTCTTCGCTATTCTTTCCAGCGCGATAGCAAATATCTTCGTTATGTTCAATGTCAATACCAAAACCAAAACGTGGGCGAACAAGAATATCCATATCATCTTCCTAAAAAGCCGTCGAGGTTTCCCTGCGACGGCTCTGTTATATCACTGACGTATTACCGAACGGGGCATGCGCCAGAAGCGCAATCTGCATCATCCAAGCCAATGCTGGCTTCATCAACGCGAGAGATGAGCCTTGTCGATGCGACCAATGCTTCATATTGCTCTTGTGTGATTTCTTCCAACGGAGCCTGCTTAAAGCCATGTTCGCTGTGCAGCAAAAATGACAGGCTCTTATGAGAATTCTTGTAATACTTCTTCAAGTATTTACGAATCTCAGGAAGCTCTTCTTTTCGATAGTAGACGGTGCAGCTAACGCTGTTATCACTCCAGTTTTCCTGCAGCCACTTAATCGTCTCAAGCTGATCCAGCGCTGTCATGTCCTTAGCCAGCACAGCATGATCGGGATGACGAAACGGGAATGATACCACCACCGTGCTGCGATCTTCGCTGCCGTCGAAGTTCTGCTGATACTCAACGTGATAGTTGTGATCGCGACACACTTGCACCAACGGGTGATTGCTGCTGATACGAATGCGACGAATCATGTAACGAGCATACGCAGGATGACAGCCGGGAGTGACACCGGGCAGCAGAGACAGCGTACCGGAAGGCTTCACCGTTGTCAGCTTCACAGACGGAGGAAACTCGTTGTCATAGCTATATTGCTTGTCAAACTCACGAAGCTCTTCGTATGCCTTACGCAGCCAACTCTTCTGTTCGTCAGTGCATTGCATGACACCAGTGATGCCGATGCCCATACGCATGTTCTTGTGAACAATCTCTTCCGTCGCCTTCAGATGACAAGGCAACGCCAGCGAATGCTTGTTGATGCGATAGAGCAGCTTTGCAATGTCGATGAACTCTTCATAAGACTCAACATTGGGCAGGAAGATTTCAGCGAGACAACAGGTTTCTTTGTCAGCAAGGCTTTGCTCGGCGCATGGATTATATCCTTGTACATCGTAGTCGGGATAACGAGTGTCACCAAGCAAACCAACCTTACGCGACAGCTTCAAATTGATGAGTCCATAAGGCTCACCCTTACCTTCATAGCCATCCCAAAAGAATTCATGAAGGTCGGTCACATCATTACAGACAACGCTGTTGTTTGACATCGCCCG